AGCTTGGAACTTACGGATAACAAACTCAAACAGTTCGTTAAGGGGTGCAGGTCCACTAGCTCTACCGCCAAAGGTCTTGAGTCTAGCACCTGCAGGTCTAATCTTTCTAAGATCCCATTTAGGTATCTCGCCAGAATACAGTAGTGCTATAACCTGGCGTAATGCTTTAGCCCATCCTTCTTTACTATCAGCTACTACAACTGTAGTGTCTGACTTAAACATCTTCTCTGGTATCTCAGGGAGTTTGTTTACGTACTTCTGTTCAACACTGAAGCCTACCCCTGTACCGCACAGTAAGATATACATAGCTTCATCGAACGCTTTAGGATCATCAACAGGTAGATAGCTACAGTTATATCCTGCTGTGTTATCACGATCTAAGGCTCTACCTGCAGTCATAATAGAACGCATAGAAGGTACTACGTCTAGGTTCTTAATAGCTTCAGATAGATCACGATATATATCTTCTGGTATATTATATTTGTGGGATCCATAAAGATGCTCTTTCATAAAAGCCATGTAGCGATCTACAGTTTCATCCCAATTCTCTCTGCGCTTTGAGTCCTGCAAGAACCTTGAGTATCTTGACTTAGCTATGTACTGCTGATAGTAATCCATTAGTAAACTTCCTTTCTTAACTGTTCGTATCTATCTTCGACAACATCTTCAAACCTGTCCAATATATCTTCGGACGTTAAATCTAATAGCTCAATCAAGTCTACCTCGTCGAACTGTATTAGTCTTTCTTTTAGTTCAGGGAGCGTCAGGGGTTTCATGCTTCTCTAGTTCCTCTATTTCCATGACTGCTAATGTAGCATAGCCTGATATGTCTCGCCAAGAATCATCATAATAATAATTACCATTCAGAATCCTAGCGATCTTGTTAGCGATCATATCTAAACTTTCTCTAGCAAATGCAGGCATGACCTTGTAATTAGGCGAGTCTTTCATTATCTTCTTAATGTCCTGACTGATCTGACTAACTACACTATACTGTCCGTACATATCTTCACGAACGTTCAGTAGTTCTCTTACTTCCATACTGTCTCCTCAAATAAGTTAAGCTGATAGGCATCTCATCAAAGCTACCATCCTGCACTTCGTTTAACATCCAGATACCAGACCAGCTACCGTTAGTTTGTGGTGTCAAGTAATCCTCATCGTGCTGATAGCAGATACCTGCAAAGATACCAGTAATCCTAGTATCATCAGCCCTCTTACTAAATGCTATAGCTCTGTCCTGTACATGACCCATTATGCAACTCATATGTTTCTTTTGCAAGAGTAGATTAGGACTAGATACTGAACGTCCCATCACTCCCGATGTAAAGTAATGTGAGTAAGCTATGTTGTCAATGACGCATACTTCTAAAAAGTCTTTAACTTCCCAACCATACTGTTCTAAATTGAAATCACTATAACCTATTAGACCTTCGAGTTTGCGGTCTGAGTTAATAGCTCTTTCAATACGTTGTTCATGGTTACCTATTAGAAACACAAGTCTAGGATTCCATAGTTTCTTTCTGTTCTTTCTAAGTCTATTGACTTCAGCAACGATAGGCTTCATCAATCTTGTCATCCCTAAGTTACCAGCAGTGATGTCCGATTGATACGTCCTACCCTCAAATGCTTTCTTACCTATGTCATAAACAGATAAGCTAGGCATATCCCAGTGGTCTCCTAGATGGACGATAACGTCCGGCTTCTTATCTGCTGCGTACTTACCTACCCATTCTAAATGTTCGATAGGGTATCCTGGTTTGCATTGTGTATCTGGAATAACTAAGTGTCTCATGCTGCCCTCTTTAGCAGTTGTATGAAGTATTGTGCATCTATTACTACCAACGGTTTAGAATAATTTTGTTTTATAACTACTACTGGTTCTCTATCATCAGGACAGTTATCTGCTGCCTGAGAATAAAAAGCATAGACACCAATAGAACTTCTTGATTTACATTCTACAGAAATACCTAGCTTATCTCCTACTGCCTGAGAGAACTGAATGTCCTCACCGCCAGCACCCATACTAGTAGACCTTACATCGTCTTTGGAAAAGGTAAATTTCTCAATGAGTTCGTCCCTAAACCATTGCTGGAGTTTTCTGCCTTTGGCTTTTGCGCTTTGGGTTTTGATGGTTTCTTCCTTCCTAAAAGTTTATCTAGTTTGAATCGTTTGATCTTCTTGATCCATCCTTTAGGAATGTGTATCCTAGAATTAGACTGAAGATCAGACCAGCATACTGCTACTGTTATTGCCTTCTTGTCCTCTGCTACAATGAAGCCCAGAGTATAGACACCATGAATGTCCGTACTTTCTGTTAGCTCCCAACCAGCATCTGCACAAGCATCGTCCCATTCTATGTAAGCTACTTCAGGGACGGCAACCAGATTTGATCCTTCTTTCTTCTTATCCATAATAGTTGCGCTCTCTCAGTTAGTAACTCAAGGTTATCCTCATACGCCTCTAAGACGGCAGCGAATAATTGTCTCTCGTTATGACAATCCTTTAGAATCTTCTCGGCTTTCTTTGGACCAATACCATGTAATCCAGGTATGTTATCGACCCGATCACCCGTTAAGATTTGTGTGTAGAAATTCTTGATGGCTTGAGCTTCTGTAATATAGTACAGAATATCCTTGACAAAGTTGTAGTGCCATCCCCTCAACATATCAAGGTCTTTATCTAACGACATGATGCAAAAGGCTCCAGCTCTCATACCATAAGCTGCGATACCTATTGCATCATCCGCTTCTTCACCTTCTACTAACTCAAAGCCCCACTTCTCAGTGAGATAATTACGTAGAGACTCGTAATGATTAGGCTTTCTAGCGTCACTACGATTCCCTTTGTATTCTTTTTCGTTAGCTATTTTGTATCTAAAATTGGAACTACCAGTAATATAACCAAAGAAGTCATCAACGTAGTCAGGGCGGATAAGTTCCTGAATGTAGTTACCCATCCGACTAATTGCAAACTTTTCCTCATCGTTATCACTAGCAAACCCAATACGATACACAAGGATATCCCCGTCAATCAGAGCAGTTGCATTCTCCAATGACGGGGTAGCCATTACACTGCTTCCATAGCAGCTAACTCAGCGTTAGAACCGCCACCACCTATTGGGTTATACTCAATGAGCTTTGTAATTACTACTTCGAGAACCCCTGCTGAGATACCTTTCTTACCCTTATAGTTATACGAGTACGGAGAAATCACAGCAATACATTCAGACCCGTTACCGATCTTAGCATCAATCTCTTTACCCTCAGTGTCAACCACTTTAATAGGATAGTTAGATTTACAGGTAACAAAGTATTGTTGCAGGTCTTTGTGTTTAACATCGAGCATTGCTTCATCCTGAAGTTTCTGCACTGCTGTCTCAGACAACTGCCCGATATCCATGCCGTACCTACCGTCATCATATGGCTCAGCATGACGTGACCAAAACACTTTACCTTTTACTTTAACTGGTTTCATTTAGTTTCCTTTATAAGTTAGTGAGTCGCTGCCCAATTAGTTCCTACTTTAAATTCCCCGTCCAACGGACAGCGTAGCCTTAGACGGATTCCTGCTTGACGGATGGATTGTACTGCTAGGTGTCCAACCGTTTCTGCATCTTCTGGTGTCGTTTCTAACTGCCATTCATCATGCACATTAGCCACGAACTTAGCATTGAGTTTACCACCAATTAACTTTCTGTGCAACAGTATTAGTGCCTGTTTCATGACCACTGCACCTGCACCTTGTAACAGTGTATTCAGGGCTGCGTGTTGGGATCGAACCAATAACCTACGTCCATCCAAACCAGGCAACCATTCCTTGACAGCTAGTCTGTCTACCTTATCTCTTAGCTTCTGTAATGCAGGGGTATTCTTGAGGAAACTATTAATCAACATCTTACCCTCACGTTCTGCACCGCCCACAATCGAACCTATCTTAGCAGGACCAGCACCATATAGGAACGCATAGATAAATGTCTTAGCTTGATCCCTATTGGTTAGCCCTGCAGCCTGCATATTCTTAGTATGGATGTCGCCCTCTAGTATCTCTTTGGTATACGCTGGATCGTCCATATAGTGTGCTAACATCCGTAGCTCTAAGCCACTAGCATCAGCACCCAGTAGTACATTACCGTCCTCTACCGTCCATACTGATCTACACTCTTCACCGTACTCGCTACCAACTCTAGGTACTTGAGCAAGGTTAGGGCTACTGTGTGTCATTCGTCCTGTGATCGCTCCGTTGGTTCTGATCTTACAGTGTACCCGTCCGTTTTCATCAGCATTTTCAATCCATGACGCAACTTGAGCCACCCGTTTCTGAATGAGTAAGTAGCGGAGTAGTGATTTAGCTTCAGGTCTGTCAATAGTTTGTAATACTTTCTCATCTACTACCACCGTTCCTTTCTCAGTATGTTTCTTAGGTTTCCATCCAAGAGCCATCATCCTTTCCGCTATCTGCTTTCGGCTACCAGGATTAAATACTTCTACCTTATCCTGCAACCGCCTGCCTGTCTTGTCGCTATATCTTTCAGTAACAATAGGCTTAAAGATCTGTTGTAGCTCAGCTTCAATATCTATAAGGGTTTGCTGCCAGTCAGACAGCATTGCCATAGCTTTCGGAACATCTAGTTTGAATCCTGTTTCTTCCTGCTTTTTGACGACAATAGCAACCTCATGTTCCAGATCGGTTGAAACACCCCAATCCAATAGATCATTGCTAACTCTTTCATAAAGGACATGAGTGATCTCAACATCCTGAATACAGTAGTCCACCATCTCTTGAGATAAGCCATCATTGAAATCACTGAAGTCCCCTTTTTTTAGCCCTAGTCGTACGCCCCAAGCATCGAGGCTGTGTCCTTTTTCGATCACGGGATTTAGTAATCTTGACATGATCAACGTGTCTCGTAGTGGGTTCAATTCGTAGTTCAAGTTCCACACCTTCTTCAATACAGGTAGGTCGAACCCAATGATGTTGTGTCCAATCAATAGGTCTTGACTTCCTATGTACTGGCGTAATTCGTTTGCTCTTTTCCATACCTTGACTTCTCCACTGTCAATATCTTTAGTAACAACACACCAGATTTCACTGGCTTTCATATCAGTTTCTATGTCAATAACTAATCGTTTCATGTCTGTAAGTATAATCCAAAGTTTCCAAGACAGAAACCAACAAAAGTAATTGCTAGTCCAGTTTGTCCTTTGATTAAAAGATCAACAGCTATAACTAAATATACCACAGCTATTAATAATATCAACCAGCTTGACATATAGCTCTCCCTATTAGTTCCGGTATCTGAGGAACGACTGCGTTGCCTAACTGTTTAAGTCTGTCCACCCTATTGGGAATCCCATTAGCCACTCTACCCACGTTGGGTTCAGTTGCCCAGATTCTGGAGAAACTACCATTGAGAGACTCAATTGTTTCCCTATTGATAATCTGCGTTGTACGCTTGGGTTGCTCAAATTCCCACGATCCCTGTGATCCGATGCTTGAGGAGTTGGATAGAGTTTTACTACAGAACCCAGACCAGGAGTTTTTCTTCTGTATTCCGCTGGATATCCCATCTCTTTTGCTGAATGGGTTGTTGGAGTCGGAAAAAGTTTCGGATGTCTCACTTGATCCTGTAGTCTCAGTTGTCTCTGATGTCCTGACTCTCTCTTCCAGTTCCCTTTCGCCATCTCTTCTAATACTTCCTGAGATACCGTCCCACCTTGAACTGTCTCTGGGGTACGCCACAATCCAGATTCTGTCCCTTCGGTGAGGCGCACCAATACTGGCAGCGGTGATACAATGCCACTCTGCATCATACCCGATCTCAGCGAGCGACCTGAGAACTTTGTCCAGTCCTCTACTGCGAAGGGCTGAGACGTTTTCGATGATTGCGTACTTCGGTTTGATTTCTTTGATGAGCCTGTGGAACTCCCACCAGAGTCCTGATCTTGCGCCTTCAAGTCCTGCTCCTTTTCCTGCAAAGCTGATGTCTTGACATGGGAATCCTCCGCAAATAACGTCAACTGTTTCTTCAATGTCTTCTCCTTTCAGTGTGGTTACATCATCAAATATTGGTACATCTTTCCAGTGCTTTCTTAAAACTTCTTGACATTTCTTATCTACCTC